ATACTGATGAAGGTTTGGACAAAGCAGGTAGAGCGGCTGAAATGGCTTACCAAGTGCTTAAAATTGCTAAAGAGCAAAAGCTAGACATTGAGAAGGCTTTGTTTGATAACAATAAGTACGAAGTAGGTTCAGCTACTGCGGCACGTGAACTAGCAGGATGTGGAGCATACGTAAAATCGAATGTTGCTAACATTGGTGGTTCAGGTGGTGCAAACCCTACTGGTGCAGTACCGGGTAACACAGCTCGTACAGATGGTACAGCTACTGTGTTTACTCAAGCAGACTTTGATACTGTTATGCAAGGCATTTGGGAATCCGGTGGTAACCCTGATACGGTTTACCTAAGTGCGTTCCAAATGAACTTGGCACTAGGATTTACAGGTTATAACAACCAACGCTCTCACATTGAAGCGACTAGCAAGACTGTTGTTAAAGCTGTAGACATCTACGTGACTCCATGGGGAACTGTTGAATTTACACCAAGCAGAGAAAACAGAGGAAGAGATGTTTGGATTATGGATTCAGATATGTGGGCGTGTGGTGTTCTTAGACCTACTAAGAATACTGAGTTAGCTAAGACTGGTGACTCAACTAAGCGTCAAGTGCTTACAGAGCTAACGTTAATCTCTAAAAATGAAGCGGCATCAGGACTAGTTGCTGATTGTACAACTTCATAATCTGAGGTAAACTATAGGTGTGGGGAGTCCTCCTTAATCTCCCCACACTTTATAAAGGAAAATATGAAAATAAAAGAACAAGTACGATACAATCGAAAAGACGATAAAATTGAGATTGCACGTACATTTGATGCACAACCTAGCCTAGACAGAGCAGAAGATTTACGTAAGGCAAAGGTTGGTATGACTGGAGAAAATCGTCTTGTAGGCTCTATACCTTTACACATTATGGCTCAATGGTGCAAGGATGCAGGTGTACAATGGAACGATATTGAAGCTCGTAAAGAAGTTGTCAGAAAGAACATCCTAAGTGGAGAGTTTGACAAATTTCGAGTATGGCAAGGTACTTTTTAAATTAATGGAGTAAACGCATGGCAGATACAACAACTACTACTTTCTCCCTTGTAAAGCCAGAGGTTGGTGCTTCTGCGGATACTTGGGGTACAAAACTAAATACTAATTTAGATAATATAGATAATTTACTAGATGGTACAACAGCAGTAAAACCTAACCTTACAGAAGGTCAATGGAAAATAGGTGGTACTGCAATTACTAGAACTGCGGCACAGATTAACGCTTTAGCTACAGACGATAGTGTAACAACTGCAATGATTGCTGATGATGCAATTACTCAAGCACTTATTGCAGATGATGCAATTGATGCGGCACGATTACAAGTATCTAACTCAGGTTCTAACGGACAATTTTTAGCGTTATCATCAGGAACAGGTAACTTGACATGGACAACAGTTACATCAGAGGATTTTATTCCTAATGGTTCTGTTATGGTATTTTTCCAAGCTAACGCACCAACAGGTTGGACTAAGGTAACAACACAAAACGATAAAACACTTAGAGTAGTATCAGGAACTGGTGGTGGTACAGGTGGTGACTGGGCAATGTCAGCAGGTGAAACAACGTCATCTCATGGTGGACACGCTCACTCATCGGCGGCTCACTCGCATGGTGGTGGAAACTTAGCGGCGGCGAACCATACATTAAGTATAGGTCAAATACCTGCTCACACTCACCAAGCAACAGGTGGTTCAGGTGGTTATGGTGTTGGTGGTGGTTGGAACTCAGGTGGTAGTGGTACGACTTCAGGCTCAGCAGGTGGTGGTGGCGCTCACTCACATGGAATGTCAGGTAACACAGCTTCTGTAACACCGGGCGATACTGGTTCAGCAGGTTCACACACGCATACGATAGCCGCACCACAGTATATTGATGTTATAATTTGCAGTAAAGACGCGTAGGAGATAATATGGCAATAATTACAATAAACAAAACAGATGCGGCAACAACAGTAGATGGTTTTGGTTTAGGTGGACAAGATGTTTCAGCACTAGCGAGTAACATCCACGCAATACAATTTGATTCTTCAGCTAATACTGGACATATAGAATACAATGATGATACAGCTAATGAAACAATTACATCATTAACTTCTGATATGCAGTCTTTAGTAACTATAAATACAAATGCAAAAACTACTGCTGATGCAGAAGATACTGCGTTAAAAAATAGTTACCAGTACAAAAGACAGGCAGAGTATCCATTTATTGGTGACCAATTAGATGCGTTGTATCACGCAGGAACATTTGATGCAACAATGACAGCAAAAATAAAAGCTGTTAAAGATAAGTATCCAAAATAATAAAGTTATTATAAACCCTAGAGGAGGGGGTTTATTATGCCAAAAGGAAAAAAAGACCTAGAAGTAGAATTTACTTGTCCACTCGGTAGTGAATGCGAGGAGATAAGAGATAATAAAATATATAGGTGTATGTGGTACACAAAAGTCTCAGGCACAGACCCTAACACAGGTGATATAGTAGATGATTGGTCTTGTGCTATAAGTTGGATGCCTACACTTCAAATAGAAATGTCTAACACAAATAGACAAACTGGTGCGGCTGTTGAAAGTTTTAGAAACGAAACAGTAAAAGGACAAAAAGAGTTTAACGCTTTTATTGGTAACCAAGTTAGTAAAAAACTTAAATGATAGACAACAGTATTTATATTGCTGATGTAATGTTTCCCAATAAACTTTGTGACAAAGTTATTGATATCTTTGAAAACAAAACAAAATTAATTGGAGAAAATCATTTTAGTAAAAATCTTCAAGGGTTAGCTAGAAAAGATGAAGTGTTATTTTTAGATGAGTTTGAATTAGAAATTTATCAAGACTTAGGAAATATAACTCTTGCTTCTGATATTAATCATTATTTAGATATAGCTTTAAAAGAATATAGCAATAATTTTAGTGCGCTAAATTCTATGTTGCTCAGAAGTGTAAGACAAAAATTACAAAAAACTAAAATAGGTGGTGGCTACCACGAATGGCACGTCGAACAATACAATACAGAAAGTGTTAGCCGTATTTTGACTTGGTCTATTTATTTAAATGATGTTGAAGAAGGTGGGGAAACAGAGTTTCTTCATCAAAGTAAAAGAATAAAAGCTCAAAAAGGTAAGATACTTATTTTTCCTGCTTGTTTTACTCACACGCATAGAGGCAATCCTCCCTTGTCAGGTGATAAATATATATTAACAGGTTGGTATTATATTGTATGATTAAATGAACAGAAAAATTAACAACACAATAGCATTTGGCATAGTAGCCTGTTTTTGGATTATATTTGTAATACCGGTGTCTGTATATGCAGTAGATGAAAGCTCAATAACTCAGAATACAACGTCTACGGTGACTACAAAGTCAGAAAACGAAACGACAGTAAATTCTCCTCCACCAAGCGCCATATCTCCAAACGTAGGTGGAAATAACTCAGACCTATGTACTATCTCATCTAGTGGTGCTTTAGGCACTCAAATCTTATCCTTGAGCATAGGAGCTACATATACTGAAGCTAATTGTCTTTTATTAAAAAAAGCAAGAATGCTTTACGATACAGGAATGAAAGTTGCCGCAGTTTCTTTATTGTGTCAAGACCCTGCAATATTTCAAAGTATGCGCATGGCAGGAACGAGCTGTCCGTATGAAGGTTTAATTGGGGATGCCGCCGCAAGAGCTTGGGAAGTACACACAGAAGAAATACCAGTAGAAACACGTGAACATGAAAAGTCTGCACAGGAGAAAAGAGATGATGCTCTCAAGATTATGGGTGCTGTTGCTTCTGCTATCTTATTCTTTTAGCGTACACGCATACAGCTTTGGATACACACCAAACGTAGCAATTAGTGGCTTAGAATGGACAATGACTCCTACCTATTTGGGTGCTAATGGTATAGGTGGTATGGACGTATCAGGAGTAACCTACAAGTACACACCTATTAAAAACAAAGAAGATGATTACGTAGTTACACTTGAGAATGACAAAGTGGGTGGTGGTTATGTATTTCAAGATGTACAAGACTGGTCACAGCGTGAAGGAGGCATTCAGGTACGAAGAACTATTGCATTACCTTATACACCTTTAGCAATATTTGGAGATGGTAGACTTAAACAAGAAGGCACAGGGAGTATAGAAGGTGCTGATGTTAGATACATATATAGATTTGACCCTTGTTTTGACCCACAAAGTGACCCTAATTGTCCGGGTTATGTAAAACCTAAACCTCCACCTTTGCCTGACATTCCTGATTACGATGCATTGCAAGATGAGTCAGTATTATTAGCACAAAAAGAAACAGACAAAGAATTGCTTGAAGATGAACAAGCAGATAAAGATGATGAGGAAGAAGATGAAGAGTCATTAGAGTCAAAACTTGCTGATACCACT